CTTCAGATGCTGTTGCGCCAGCCGTAATCTCATACCTGTTTTCATCGATGATGCGGTTAATGGTCCTGCTGCCATTTATGTTGTTGGCGCTAATGCCACCAAGTCCACCGGCTTCCGCAATCGTTACACTGTTGCTGGCCTTTAAGCCATGCAATGCATGTGTAACCTCTACTTTGTCTGAGCTTTTCTTTGTGCGCAGCGCATCAACATCAAGCTGTATCTTAATGTCATCATGTAGTGTCGCAGTTACAGTGTGATCATCTGTGAATGCTGTGATAGTAGCTTCTGCATCACCAATGCGAAGCCTGACACCAACATGATCTGACACAAAGTAAGCAGCATCATTACCGTCTATGTCTGTTGTTTCTAATGTACGCCCTGTGCCAGCAGAGGCGCTGCTGCTGGTAATACGAGTGCCGGGAGAATGAAAATTGTAGAACGGCTGGTGTGTAACATCTCCACCAACATCAGTCTCAAAGCTATAGGTACGCACCTCAAAAGAAGTCAGCCCTGTGCGTACAAGCATACGACATAAGAAACTTTTATCTGCAAGGAACATAAAGTCACCTTTTTGTGTAAAGGTGAACCGTTGCAGATTTGTGTTTGTGATTGGTATTGCTGCGCTGTCAACGTCTTGTGTAACAGTTGCAGCAAGCGTTACAGCACCCGTTGTTGGGTTGATATAAAAGCATTCAATTTTTGCATCTGAAAATGCAATAATGTACTTCTCGTCATCTGAGAAAATAAACGGCTCAAGCCTGATCTGTTGCTGCACACTTGAGTCAAATGTTTGCGTAAAATTATAAATGCGCTTTGTGCCGGGGCGGCTGATGACACCGCCTTCAGAGCGAATGAAGAAGTTTTGCACAGCCTCGGCGGCTGACACATACACAGGCGTATCTGTGCGTGATGTCAAAGATGGGTTGATTTCACCAAAGGCAAAGTTGTTTAGCGGTATGCGAAGTCTCGCCATTAACTGCGCCTTTCAGTAATGAACCTCGATGTCGTGAGTTTGCGCGTAGTCTGTTGCTGACTATCAAGCGTTCTGGCCTGTTGCATAAGTTGCTGCGCCTTGCGTTCAAGCACTGCTGCGAGGCCATCATCTCTGGCAATAGACACAGCAAAAGCAGATGCAAGCGCATACTCAACAGCAAGAATAAAATAACTAGGGAACTTTTCTTCCCCAACGCGGATGGTGTAATCCGCAATTACTTGATCTGTGATTGAACCATTAGTGTATGCAAGATCACCATACACGTTATATTCGATAATATTGTCGTTTACAGTCAATGCATGAAGCATCAGTAAATCAGACGGTAGCTGATATGCAATTTCATACCTGCCAGTAGGCACATCACTCAATCTGTTTAACTCTTGTTGGTTTGCTGCAAACCTCCAGCGAGAAGAACATAAGGCAGATTGAACAACATCCTCATAAATATTTGAGGCCACAAGAGCCTCTGTTGACGTTTCAGTGAACGACGTTATTGGGTCTGCGCCGATTAGGATCAGGGCTGCAGCCGCAATATCAATATCTGAGTTTGCTACTGATGGCATATTAAGTATGGAGAGGCGGGGATGGGGACGCCGCCTCTCCTATCCTTTTAGTCGCCGTCAGTTTCAGCGATAGCCGTGCCATCAGAGACATCGACAACTGAACCTGTGTTCGACAGCACATTAACAAAGTTGGTGGTTGGAGTATTCGTATCCACAACGATGATAACGTCACGAACAGCCAGCATATTTGCGGCATCGTTAAAGTAACCAGAGGTGTTCACAGTACCGATTGCATCAGTAGAACTGTAAAACCAGAGGTCACCGTTTGAAGCGCCGCCAATACGAGTGAGATTTGCTGCACTATAAGCCATGTTTCACTCCCATTAGTTGTTGTCGAGGACTTCGTAGACACCGTTGTCATCAATGACAACTGCGCCCATCGACATCATCGAGGTTGCAAGATGCGAGGCCTTCTCGGGAACATAGTTCACCTCAGTAGAGACATCGGCATTAACGCCGAGGCCAACAGCAGAAGTGTGATATGCCATGTTCTTACCAGCAGTGATGGCCGAGGTGGAGAAAATCTTGAAGCCAAGAAACTCCTTCATGGTCATGCCGCCAGCAAATGGAAGGTTCTGCTCACCAACAAAGTCAGACGATGCAAACTCGTTGATAGCAAATAGATCGGCGTAACCTTTCGGATGCATTGCCAGATAACGGTTGCCGTCCTCTGGAATGTTTGCAGTGCCAAAAGTCTCAAACAAAGTCAGCAGGTCTGCTTTTGCAAGTGCAGAACCAGTGTCATGGATTTGAGTTGAGTTAGCGCCAGAGTCCATTGCTGTGTAGAGCAATTCGTCTGTCTTACGACCAAGAGCAGCAGCAGCAGAAGTTGCCACAGCTTGACGCTCGTCAATGTTGGTCTTCAGTTCGTCGAGCTTGTCGATGTACTCAGCCGCATAGTGGTCAGTCATCGTTGCTTCGACGGTTGTGTGCGTTAGCTCCATCGGGGTGATGTTGCCATTACGCGATTTAGTGGAAGCAGTGCCAGTGCCGATTTTTTGGAAGCGTACAACGCTACCAGCCACGTTACCAGCGGTGCGGACAGTGCCGCGCAGCTTGCTGCCCATACGCTGATAGGCAATGTGGACTTCGGACTCGAACTGCTTGATAAAGGCGGTATCAATCGTATTCGCCATTTTTCAGTCCTCAAGAGTTGTTACTACAAGATAGGTTATCCGTTTCGTCCGTCGTCCAGTTGTCCCTGTCGGGGCTGTCAGTTTGAAACAGGCCGTACTAATCCAGTGTCACATCTAGATCAGAAGTGCAACGCACAAAACGCACACACTCTGTCTCATTTATTTTTATTGTTTCGGGGAAAAACCTAAAGCCTAGCCATGTAAGCCACATGACAGTCTTGCCATGCTCGAGTGGGACTACATTTTCAACAACATCGTATTGTTCACAAAGATGATCAGCGGCCAATCTGCTTAAACGCAAGAATGGTATATACAATGTCTCAACCATTGGAGAGCCGAGCATCCATATCGAGCCAATGCGAAAGTCGTAATGCTCTTCAATGGGGCTAGTGCCAAACATACAAACAGGTGTGCCTTGATACACACCTGTCCATGTTTCTGCACCCTCTACGACAAGCGGTGCATGCAACGCTTTCCAAGGAGATATGCCATGCAACGAGCATTCAAACTTATCTTCGTCTCGCATATGATGCTGTAGATAAGCTGCATGATCTGATGTTGCGCGAACAATCTCCTTGTCAGCATCCCGATAGAGAACATCAGGATGGGTAGAGTTTAGCGTAGGCTTCATCAACTTTGGCGACAAAAGCTCTATCCCTTCTTACTGGATCGCTATATCTAGGATCAGCTTGCATGGCGCGCACTTCATCTAGTGTCAGTGAAGGTGCTGGCTGGCTAGTGCCATTCATTGGTGATTGCTTGGTCTGGCTCTGCATATACTCAAGAGCTTTGATGCCAACTGCTGTCTGACCAATCATCAAGAAGGCATCATGTAATTCTTCTGGGAAGAAGTTGTTTGCCCAAGCATTTGCTGCCTCAATGCGAGCGGTGGCATTTTCCCCAAGGTTCTTCATCTCGGCTTCGAGGTCTGGCCCTTGGTTAGCAAGGAACTGTGCATACTGCGAGATGCCGTCTTCAAACTCTTCCTGACTGTAGCCATTCTCAAATGAATGATCTGCCCACCAACGAAACAGTGGATTGTCTACAGCTAGAGATTCATCAACGCCTTCTGGGATTGTGTATTCGTCAGCCGATGGAGGACGATTTGCATATGCCTCCTGCTCAAACTCTGACATCAATTCATCACGAATAGTATCGCGGCTCTGGCCAATCTTGCTTTCAAGTTCGCCATAAGATGTTGCCAGCGCTTCTGGCGTTTCAAACTTCTCAGGTAGCCATTCAGGGCGAACAGGTGCTTCGGTTGCTGGCTCGGCAGCTACTTCCACATTATCTGCTACTTCGTTCATTCTTTGTTACCTTCTCTGCATGATCTATACGACGAGATATTAGGCCAACAAGATAGCGTTGACCTTCAAGATGACGCAACTCAGCGTCAGTGGCATGCGGCCCCTGCACGGATTCAATCGTGATAGACCGCAAATACTTCAACACCTGTTTGCCATTAGGTGTTGAGAAAAGAGCCTTGATGTCCTTGGAGATTTTTTCGTCGTCCTCTCTTTTACGAGGGAACTGATCTAAGCCCAAGTGTTTCTGCATCTGGTATCTGACCTTGTTGTTGCGCCTGTGCAACCTGCTGCGCTGCTTGCAGCAGTTGCTGTCTCTCCACGCTGTCTCTTACCAGTGTATCCGGCACACCAAACTTTTTAGCCAGATACAATGCGGTGTCTTCACTGTTGATGAGGAGGTTCAATACCTCTGGGCCAAAGGTCCCCCCGACAAGCTGGAGGTAGCGAGCAACAGAACTGATGTCCTGATTTGCTTGCGCTTGTGCGAGGGGTGATACGGAGCGCACTTTGACTTCACGCCCATTGATGACAGGCATTTCAATCCTGCCTTGTTTCTTCAAAATATAAACAACACGCTGCAAAACAGGCTGCACCATCTCGGCCTGCAAACGACCGAAGGCAGAGCCAATACGTCTAGACAGGTCAGCCATGCGTTCTGCCACCTCGGTAGCAGATGCTGGTGTGCGGTTAGGATCACCAAGCATATCATTATATAACGCACGCTTGATGTTATTGCGCATATCATTCAGAACAAGATTTGCGACATCAAAGTTTCCAGCGTTCTTGATTGGCTGCAGACCAGCAGACCCCATCGCCTTTGGAATGATAGTACCGGGAACTAGGTTGATTGTATCAGTGTTTATGATGCCATCATCGTCCATCTGATACACACCAGAGATTGCCATCTGCGCATTCTCAAGCACAAGCTCGATGGTGAGGTTGGTAGTTTTAATTGCAGAAAGTGCGTTGATCAAAGGACCTCGGCCATAAATTTCGCCAGAGGCTTTACTGAAACGGAAACACACATAAGGGTTAGAGCCGCTGCCCTCGAACAACTCATAGTAGATCATCTCACGATCATCACAGTTGATGACGTAGTAATCATACTTTTCTTCATTAAGGTCGGAATAGTTGCGGCAAACAACCTCTAGAATCTTTACCTTCTTGTCAGGCTCAGATTGCATAGTCCTTATGGTTTTTTCGCCAACAACTCCCTTTGGATACGCAACAGCCAGATCGCTGATCTTGAGGCTGCGCTCTCTATAAACGTGATCGATCTTATCATCAGGACCAGTGTCCAAGTACACATTAGGTAAAGGGATAGCATTAAACCGTACCGGATTGATTGCATCACCTTCTTCAACCAGAAGAATACCTGTTCCAACGGCGAGGTCCATAAACGACTCATGGATTTCCTGCCCGAAGTTCGAGTTTTGGATGATCTCGAAAACATAGTCAGTAACCTCATCCAGTTCATTGTTCACCTGATCTTGTTGTTCTGGTGGAACCTCGGAACCTGCAATAAAGTCTGCCCATCTAGCAAAGTTTGGCACAAGGCCAGACTGCAATCGCGATGCAAATTCTTGCACACCAACAACCGCTGTCTCGTCAAAAATCTTATCATCGCGGCGCTGCCCAGCTACCTCATGGTAAAAGCTCTGCCGCATTGGGAGTGCATACTCGTAGCACTCCTCAAAGATAGATTCAAAGTTAGTACGATTGCCTTTAGCGCGATCATACTTTTTAAGCATACGATCTACGATTGCTTCATCATGCATCAGAGTGTCTCGTCGTAGTAGCCAATGCCGCCGCGTGTCGAAGTCAAGAGAGATGGTACAGTTGTGCCGCCACTGCCACCACCGGCACGGCGCACAGTTTCTTCAAGCTGCTCTTGCTTACGCTTTTCACGCTTTGCTTCTTCTTCCATTTCCTGATTTTCACGCGCGATTTCGACATCAGGGTCAGGAGTTATACTCGGCGTTGATGGGCGACTGAATACACACATAACGGTTCCTTTCGTTGTGTCCCTTTGATCTACAGGGAAGATTGCACAAAATGCAACGCACAATCACATCCTTGCCCATAACCCCTGTCTACGCTTTTTTGGTCGGCGTGAAAAGACATCATAGTCTCGCGTTGCTTGGAATGGTTTTGTAGCCATAGAAACATTCGACAATATTGAACGTCCCTCGCCAGCACCTAACATCATATATTGCAGTGCATCATGGATGTGGGAAAAATGGTTCTTGTCTGGCTTGTCTGCATAACGCTCACCAGAAACCTGCATGCGCTTATATTGATAGCCACCCTCAAACCCTTTGATAATCATACGGCAACGCTGGTCTATTAATAAACCAGACAACCCCT